AACCACCATTCATCATAGCTGCCATTGCAAGAGGGTCATTGTTTTTGTTCGCCATTGCTGCATAGGCAAGGGCATCGTTGTTCCCTCTGTCGCAACAGATTACTTTCTCTACATTGTCCATAATTATAAATGTATTAAGTCTGTCGGGGAATATCCCCCGATACCGCAAAGATTGTGACAAGTTGCTTGTGAGTTGCTTGTTAGTTTTGTTTGTTGTTTGTGAGTTGTTTGTAAAAATCAGTCTGTCATATTCTCACCGATTATTTTCCGCTATTGCGTAACCAGACGCTTCATCACCTCCTCCCTCATCACCCGTGCAGCAAGCCCCTTAAGCCTGTACCTCGCACTATTCTTCAGTGTGTTTACTCGCTGCTGACTCATTCCGCTAACGGCTGCAATATCAAACTCCGTAAAGCCAATCTCAATAAGCGTGTTAATCATTACCACACGCGCAATAACACTTCTTTCTGTGCGTGATGTCGCGAGTTGTTCAAATGTTAATCCACTCGCTTCTAAGGTGGCTTCAACCACTCTGTTGTATATATCTTCAAGTTGTTTCATTATTTCGGATTTTATTGTTGATTGAATAAAAGACAAAGGCAAGCAGAGGATACCTCACACGGTTCCTCGCTTGCCAACTCAAACACAATAAAATCACTTACGTTTCTTGTATATGTAATAATAGATGATTGCAATTATTGCAACCGTCATGATAGTGTAAAAAGCAAACTTTTGTGCTTCATGCAATGCAGTTGTTTCAGCGACTTTCTTTTGTTCTGTACTTATCGTTGTTTGCTTTTCTTTGCTATTGCGTACACGCTGAACATTGTTCGCATGGCTATTCGTTCTCAGCGCATCTTTATTGTGATACACGCTTTTATCACGATACACTTGCTTTTCTTTCACGTTGCCAGCACTATCTACAACAATATAGGTCGTTAGACGCTCAATAACGCTATCTGTGCGCACAACTTCTAACACCTTACTAATTGTATCATTGATAACTATTGTGTCACTCTGATGCACGATTAGCGTGTCGTATTTAGTTATTTGGTGATAGGTCTTACGCGAGCATGATGTATCCATGCATGCGAACACCGCGCACACGACAACAAATAACAAATAGCGCAACTTCTTAATAAGTGAGTTTTCCATATTCGATAGCGTTTACTCTTTTCGTCCAACCCTTCATAAACCTTGTTTGTGAAGGCTTATTCATCACGATACTTTGCAAATATTTTATGCGCGCTGCTTTCAGCAAATTGAATGTTTCTGGTGCATATCTTGAATTAATCGCGCCTATAGTCTGCACCCCACAAATACCGTCAGAAGTAACTCCTACAATTTTCTGTAACTTCTTAACGGCCGTTGTTACACCACTATGCCATGCAAAGTCAACAAGCATATTCGCAATGCTCTGGTCTTTAATCATATCAGCACTACACTTATTCCAGTAGCGAGATATAAAGATATTTCGCCATTGCTCATTCGTGATGTACCTCAAGTCGTTTACACTCTTAGTTCGGCCATACACTGAACGAAATGTATTCAGCGTTATGCCTTTGTTCGTTGCTCCGCCTCTATCTTTCGGGTCGTCCACGAAACCGCCCTCATAGCGTAATACGAATGGAATTAATACGTTTGGATTTGCCATATTGATTTTGTTTTTTTGTGTGCCTTATTTCTATTCTTTCATTCCTTCTTCAACTGCTTCGCCTACATCTTCGTTTTTACGCTTGATATAGGCCACAAACATGCGTTTTAGGCTAAACCGACTCTTAATGCCGTGTATGTCGCAAATATGCCCATATATTGAATCAAATTCGATAAGCAATGCTGCTGATGCTCCTATTGCGCCACCTGTTATGTCTGTGCCTATGCCAAAAGGTTCAAGTATTGCTTTGGCGAGAAGCAGCCCGAAGATGATAAAATTAATGTACTCCAAGAACTTTGTGATAGTTCTTCGCAATGCACGACTTAAGCGAAAGTCTTGTTTTTTAATTTTTACGCTTGCAGTTAAACCCGACCAAAAATCTGTAAAAACAAGCACTACTATAAAGAGTACAAGCCATCGCAGGTCGAATAGTACTTGTATCAATTCGGAATAGAACGTGCCACCTATAATAGCTCCACTTGTGTTGACTAATGGGTTAGCATTGCTTGTGCTGATGGTATTCGTCATAAGTATAGTATATTTGTTATTATTATTTCGGAAGCTTGTTCTGCCAATTCTTCTTAATATTTGCAGTTATTATCTCCCAATCTGCATCACTAATTACCGCTTCACTTTCAATTTGAGGTATTTAAGTGTTATATTGAAATGCGATTTTTTACAGCTTATTTTGCACATATATAATATTATTGTATCTTTGCATTGCGTTCGTATGATTGAAATGGTCCAGATTAGTTTATACTACATCGAGCCTTACGCTTTCATACGAATTTTTTTATATAAAAGATATTTTGAATTGTATCTTTAGCTATTCTACATCGCACTATATTACCATATATATATTTTCTTCTTGAATGAATATAAACTCTTCTTGCTAAACCAACAAAATAGAAAGATCTAGGTTTTTTTTCTAATTCATGAAAAGAGCGAATTTTTTTATATCGTCTTGCTTTAAAAACGCCATCTCCATCTTTGATATTTTCTAGGACATAATCATTAGTATCTGGATTATACTTGTATTTACATGCTACTCTATGAATAAGTTTATATAATTGAAATCCGTTTTTCACATCATTCAAATAATGACATGAAGAAATGTTTAATGGTGGCACTATTCTTATTACTCTGCCACAAACGACTTCTAAGTATTTCTTTCTACACTTAAAATTACATTTGATAAGGGCTGATTCTAAAGGAGTAACTTTCAACACGCCATCATCGAAAGCATAACCATCTCTACATACTTTTACTAAACAAGGATGATCGTAAGATCTGATAAGAACATCAGAATATTTAAAATATGTCCTATAATTCGAACTATTAAGAATTAATCCAGGTTCAAGAGCTTTTATGATATTTCCTCTTGTATGACAGGTATAAAGTCCAGAAGGTGGAATCTCTAAAGTTTCTTTACCTTCTCTTATTCTTGATGTATTAAATCTAATACCTCTATCAAAAAAATAATACATACCTTTTCTGGGATGTAGAGGAATAGCTTTGCGAGCGCATACCACAATATTCTTGGAAGGTAAAGGTTCTCGGCCTTTCACATTACCAACAACCTCACCATTCATGACTATACTATTGTCTGTAGTAATAAACAATTTCGAAGGTTCTTTAGAAGTCAACGCTTCTTTCTCAGTAGATCCAACATCTAATCTCCAAGACTTTCCTTCAAGTTCTTTCCAGTTCTTTGTTGCCATAACTCAATATGATTAAAAGAAAAGAATAGTAGTAGGTTAGTACTACTATTCTTTTTCGTTTATTGATATAATATTTTATGCTAACGTAACGAGTTTCTCAAGGGCTGCAATACGATTCTCTGTTCTTTTTTGTAGTGATTCAGTTTTGGAAGCGCCATAAGTACCATCACTTCTTTTAGAAATAAGAACATTAACGTCTGTGTTTTCCAAATGAATTTCTTTAGTATCAGTATGTGAATTTAAATCGGTAGAATTATACATCTTAAACGTATAAGCGGAAACGAAACTTAACATGCGAACTCCATATTCGTCTGAACCCACTGTACCTCCCATTGTCATACGAACACTATATTTCTCGTAAACAGCAGCACCACTTTGAATTGCATTAAACAAATCATCAAAGGTAGGTGCATCAGTTCCGTTAAAGTAGTTTGCAATATCATCTGAAGATGTGTTATCGTCAAATTTAAATGGGTTAAGTGTTAAACCAACAACCCCAAGAGCCTTTTTTTCACCCAACACAATGAATCTGTTTGCAAAAGCTTTGGCTACATCATTCTTTGTGCTGTAAGCACTTAGGTCTGTGATACCACCAAGTGGGTCAAGCATTGCTTCAGTTCCTACACCTGCTCTAAAACCTGTTTTTACGGCCACATTAGTACCTGCCTTGTAGGTCTTACCTTCAAAAGTAAAATCATTAGTAACATTGAATACATCACCTACAGAACAAGTCAATGCGTAAATTTCCGAAAGACTCGCAACCGATTTTTTATACTTATATACGCCAGCAACAGCAGTATTAATCTGAGAACCAACTGCGTTTACTTTTGAATATAATTCTGCATTTATAGCTTGCTGATTCTTATTAAGAGAGACATCCTGCACTTGTTGTGCTTCAGCTAAGATTCCTTCTTGGGCTGTAGACTTTAATCGTCCTGTAAATTTAATATATACTGGATTCGCCATTTGTTTTTCCTCCTCTCTTTTTAAATTGTGATATCATGTGAACTTACGCTTTGTGCTGATGCGAGTCTAAACACTTCATAAGTAGCACCATTATAAGTTACATTAGTTGACTGCTTAATAAACGGAACATCACTAACACCTTCGCTGGCATGGTAAACACCTTCCTTGTCGGCAGTTGCAAACTTTCCTTTGCCCACACCCGTAGGAATAAGGATATAAGCATACTGTCCCTTAGCAAAGGTTAAAGCATAAGTTCCTGCTGCCGATGCGGTAGCAGTCTTTTTGGTCAATCCCGTAACTGCCGAAATTGTTTCTGCTGAATTAACACCATAGTAAACGGGATAGTAGGCTCTGATTTGTGCTGAATACACTACCTTTTTCACCCCTTTGTGTGTAACTGTGGCCGTGTATCGTTCATCGGACTTAAGTGTGGCAGTAGTGGCTTGTGCGCCTATGTTTGATAAATCGCCCACAAGCGTTTGGGCAGTGCCAGCACTATTAGTTAAAGTAATAGAGTCGGCTGCAACATAAAATCCGTCCCACTTAGCTGCAACGACCACCTTAACACTCGTGCCATCTTGCTTATCAACATAAGGTGCTGAGGTGGCAGTGCCATTAACATAAGTGATTACCTCAACTTGCAGTCGGGCATTGTTCTCCTCAGTTATCTTTTTTGCCAAATAAGTACTCTCTGCATCTGTAATGCCCAATCGCTCACCATTAAGGTACAGCTCTTTGGTCATGCAAATGTCAACACGATTGGTGGCAGTGTCATTCTTCGCTGCTGCAACCGTCTTGTTTGCGGTAAAACCAATCATAGTTCCACTCGCAATTTTGTTTAAGTTTGCCATTGTTAAAAAATGATTATATAATGATTAATTAAACCAGTGTAAGCAACTGCTTAAGTTGTTCCACTGTTTTTTCTAAAGCTTCAATCCGTCTAACTTGTGAAGGCTTAATGTCGTATAACGATACTTGTTCGTCACGTGCTTGCTTGTAAAAGCCAATACGTGTAGTAGGCGATTCAAGGTAAAGAGTTGTTTCGCTTAGGCTTTTGTGAACATACACCTCAACCGACCCCGTGTCAGTGTAAAAACCTCTGCCACTTGCAATGTCACTTAGTATTTTGTTAAATAGTGAGAGTGGCATTACTTCGTTTACCCTTTCGGCCGTATCATCAGCCTTTAGCGCAAACACCTCGCCCTCAATGTAAAGTGCAAAAGAGTCCTTACGAACTTCATCGACAATTTTGCTTGTGTCGGGAAACTCCTCACCATTCATCACAATGCGATTGTCGGTGGTAAAGCACAACACCTCGGCAGGCATTTTGTCGCCCAAGGCTTGTTCACGTGTTGAGCCAACATCCATTCTGACTTTATACCCCTCTATGTCTTTCCATTGTTTTTTCATTGCTGTACATTTTATGAATTATCATATTGAGGTACTATAGGTTGTTGCTGAATCGAATCTCCTATTTTTGCAAGTTGTTTAGCAACAGAAAGCAATCGCATGGCTTGGTTGTCAGAATTAAATGCTATTGCAGTAAGGTATGCTGTCGCGTAAACAATAGATTTATAAAGTTCTTGTGGTAATGATATTTTGTTGTCATCTGTTATCATTGGCAATGGAAGATAGGTGAAAGCATACGGATCGTTATTAGTACATGAATATGCTTCAAAACAGTATTCATTATCACCTTCATCAATATTCGGAATATATGCTAATATTGGCCTTTCTGCACATCCTCTTACACCCTCAATTCTACTTCGTTGAACAGCATATTCTTCATCAGTCGGATAAATTAAGTCTTCGTCTGTAACAGACTTTTTCCATCCATTCATTTTAAATGATACAAGCCTATAGAATGTAGATGGAACAGCTATCTCAGCGTAATAAGATTTGTCCGAATTATATACCTTCTTGTATTTAACCGTTGCATTTTTACATAGAGCAGCATCTCCAATCATATTTATAGGAGCATTATCGAAGATGAGCATAGCTGCATCAACAATCTTTGACTTAATAATATCGTCAAGTGCAAGAGTCTCCGTATCACCAAAACCAGCCAATGCACTTTCGCTCATATTTTGGTCTATGGTAATACGTACATCTCTTACAATATTATTTATATCATAATCTTTCATTGTCTTGCTTCTTCATAAGTAGGATCTTCTCCTCCTTTTATAGCACCATAAAGTTGATTTACTGCGTCCATATTAGTTCCTTGCTGCGCTTGTTGCTTCAGTTCGGGTGAAATACCTTGGGGCGTTTGCCCTTCTTGCATTTGTTCTTGTTGACTCTGTATACTTTGCAATAGTTGGTCTGCAAAAGGGAAATCACCGACTTCAAGCAATTGCTGCAAATTGATTTGTCCAGACTGCCAGAACTGAATCAAATAGTCATTGCCCATCTGTCGGAAAACAGGTGTTGATGTAGACTCAACTATTGACAAATCAAACTCTGTGTCGCGTATTTTATCTGGATCGTATTCAACTTGTGTAGCCGAACGTCCTGCTATGTTGTATGTTCTCTTTTGGTCATAGAACTGCTGAATATTCTTTACATCCTTATAGGCAGCATCAATAACAAATTGTGAGAAAGAGTCAAGTAAGTCCAACAAAGACGTGGTCGCATTCTGCGCTTGTTGGGCATATAGTGTTCCACTTGTACTGCTTACACCTTGTCTGCCTTGTAATGCCCCATGAACACCACTGATATCTTCAAAGAACTTAAGCTGTAAATTCAGTAATTCACTAATACCAATGTTAGTAGAGTTGTTGGCAACTTGCGATGGTGCTGGAACACCAGGCTTTGCATGGTACACTACAACTCCGTTGAATCTTGTCCAAGCATCGGCAAAATCTTCAGGACTCTGGTCACCTAAGCAATCATCTGGAACAAGTAATACCCCCTTAGCTGACGCGCGCATAATCAAATCATATAATGTGATTAGGCGATTAGAATAACGCTGCTGGTCTATTACATCAGAAACGAATGAATGTATCTCGCCATCAATGAATGGATATGCTTTGAATACATAAGGATGACTTTTATGCGCATAAGGTGTTTCTCCTTCAGCAAGGATGTCACCAAATGGCGTAAGGTAGTAATAATACCAATAATTATCAACGAACCATTCTGTTTCAATTAAAGGTATGTCGTTAACTTCCATGCCAGCTTCGCGTCCTTGTTCGATGCGCTGCGCATTAACATCGTCAACAAGTTCTTTCTTATCTTTAATGTCTATTTTGAATATGTCACCGTTGTTGTAGTCATGGCATCGAATACGTGGTTTCTGCTCCTTCCTCCATACTTCAATAACACGGCAAAGAGATTCATCGGTGTTCAGTAAGAATTCAATGTCTTTACGTCTTGTTGACACACCAAGACTCGCACGTGTGCTAACAAATGCCCTCATGTTATTGGCAGCACGATAGATGTTTGCTAATCGTTCATAGTCTTCGGGTGATTGAGCAAACTGCTCAACCAAATCACCAAATGTTATATCGTGTATTTCTCCAAGACAAGTTACATCCCAACCTCGGAAATCACGCATATTTGTATCAATGAAGAATCTATTTGGATTAACATAATCCGTCCAACAATCTAACTTGTCATTGCGCCAACCATACCATTTACGATGAATGACAAATGCACCTACCATGTATTCTTCCATAGTCCTTGCATATAACTCATTCATACGATTGAGTTGCATATTATATTGCAACACGGTTGACATGGTCTCTCCTAACTTTTGCTCATCTCGGTCACGCGCATTGCATACAGGTTCCTTGCTCTGACTGCGGTATACACCTATAACATTACGAATTAATCTACGAATAAGATTGTTCTTGAGTGGTATATTCCCTTGGCTGCGTATGTAGGCTTCTTCTGTCATTTTGCGCTTGCAGCCATTCTCTTCCACTTCTATCGTATCGTCCCATTGGTCTCCGTAAGCATAGCGTTTGTTGCGCTCACGTTCCTTACGGAAATCATCCATATTGTTCCAAAAAGTTTGTGCCATTGCAAGCACATCATAAGCCCTTGAAGGATTATGCCCCCTTTCTGATTCAACGGAATCTATACCGCTTAAGTTTTCGGGTCTAACCTTGGATAGTGAGTGCAATTTCATCTTTAATCACTGATTTTTACGTCAATACCATTATCCTTCCCAACTTCTATAATGGATTCACGCGTACGCAACTTGTTTTTAGGTATGTTGAAATTCTCGTTAAGATAAGCTGATGCATCACCTAATGAACTAAAACTTACTTCTTTTAGCAATTCACCTTCGTTCGTATCATCTTTAATTTCATCTGCTTTATTCTCATCTGCTTTATTCTCATTCAAGTTATGTTCATAGAGCAATTTAATATACCCAGATTGAAAATAGTGACTATTCTCTATAATATGTTGGCATACTGGATTCGATGTAACATATTTTGCAGGAGTCTCTCCATATGCGGTTGCACCGCCACCGCTAAACAAAGGCTGAAACTTCGCCTTCCCGACATTTAGCAATGGTTGCCAATCCATCAAACCATAAACGCCATATGCCTTTAATGTCTTATTCATTGTATTGTCGTTATGATCGCAATGCCAGACTACATGGTGTGTAAGTCTGACATTGCGATTAGTTAACCATAAATCTCACCTGTGTATTCTACCCATTTAGTATCTTTATACTGCCACATTGTACCAGCCTTTGCCGACTTGCTAATTGCAGAGCAATCGTTGATAAGATAGTAAACTACACCTTCTGTAGTTTCGGGTGCGGTGTCTTTATCCCACATTGAGAATGTTGTTGCACTTTCGTTCGTGTTATCACCTTCGCCATTAATGAAAATATGGCAACCTCCCTTCAATGCAAGGCAATCCCATACAATCATACCCTTGCGTGTAGCTTCTTCGCCTTCTACTCGGTCAGAGAATTCATGGTCGCTTGTACGCTTATAATGTACCAATCGGTTCTCGCCAAGCAAAGCACCTGAGTTGCTCCACCCTAATTTATCAAGAGTAGGTTCTCTCTTAATTTCAATGTCACCAAATACTGTGTGGAAATTGGTTACTACCCAACCAACAGGATTTGTCTTTGTGGTTATTTGAATTTCGGGATGCTTTGAATAATCAATGCACTGAATCTGCTCAAGAAGGTTCTTACCTGCCAAGAGAATTGCGGTCTTAGGAACATCCTCTCCTGTAAAGAACATCTTTGCCAATGCTATAATCTTTTCAACGGTCCACTTGCCTGTATGCTGCAATTCACGCATAAACTGCCAACGAATGCCTTCAGCGCAATAAACCGTCTGCGCTCCCAATTTAGGTACGTTAACGGTAAACTTGCCCTTGCGACCTGCCCAAAGTGTACGATTACAACGTGTCTTAAAATTAGTGATGGCTTGTTCAGCGATGAGTGCTTGCGAGAACGGGATGTGCTTCTTCTGGCTTTCAAAATAGTCTGATACAATTTGGTTCATGCCTCGTTTTTGCAAGTACACTTCGCGTGGCTGAGGAACAATCAAATCGGGAGCAACTTCCTTCTGCGTTTCGTACAATGCGTTAGAAAGAATAACGATTTCAGTATTAGCAGGAATGGCAGGAACAGAGCAGAATGTTGAACCCACCATGCGCTTACCATTTACAGCGCGGCATACGGGATTACCCTCTGAGTCACGACCTGTTACGAACAACATCAAATCCTTACCAGGAGTTGCGTTCTTTCCTTGCTCATCGTACCCCGAAACACCCTTTACAAGCAAAGTGCCATACTCTTGTGGAATGTTTTGCTCTGTACCATCAAGTGGCAGAGAAAAAGAACTTGAACTTGTACTCTCTTCTACAGCCTTGTTGGTCGTTACTGAAGACTTGGGTTCGTCTATCATATAGTGTTCGACCTCTGGCGAATTTACGTTCACCGTCTTCGCCTTGAGCATGAGCTGCATAAGGGGAGTATCATCACCCTTAAATGCAAAAAGTTCTGCATCAAGGTCTTGCTCAATAAAGTTTCCTGCGCCAACACCACCTGTAGCGTTCGCTGCATTTGATACGGTTGTAGCTTGGCCTGCTACTTGTGTTTCAAAACCTACACTTCCATTACTTGGCGTGATTGCAGGTTGTTCTTTCATCTGAATAGTTTCTGTTGCTTCTGGCATAATAAATTATTTATTTATTTTTTTAACAAAGAGTGACCCTCCTTTCATTCCCCCAGTGGCTATGGCCACTGATGAGACCATTGTTGATACACCATTTATTTGACTTTTAATTCCAGTACTACCACTGCTAATTGTGATTTTGGGGTTATCAATAAATTGTATTTTCTCAAAATTCATCTCTATATAAGCTCAAAATTCATCTCTATATAAGTTCTATTTTTATGCTTGCGATGCAAGAGAAAAAATGCTTTGCTGTGATGGTGTACGCTGAACTTTTCCATTCTTACCATTCAGCTGAGGTGTTCCATCACCCGATTTTGCCTTTCTTAGTTTTTCTTCGATTTTAGCATTTCGCCCCTTCACTTCTCCCTCCTGATGCGCTGTTGCAACATCTTGGTCGTAATTCTGAGCATTCATTACCAACTGCAAAGTTTCGGGGCTGAATTTACCCATAATCGCGTCATCAACAATCTTGAAGAGCTGCTGAAAGGCCGCATCTATTTGGTTATCTGTCCAACCATTTTGCTGTTGAACGTCTGCAAGCGTTTGCAAGGATTCTTGTAAATTTGACTCGTATTCCTTGTCAAGTTCCTTACTCTTGTTGATTCGTTCAATGTATTCCTTATTTGCCTTTGCAATTTCTTCTTGACGTTCGGGATCATCAGCCGCTTCTACTGCGTCCTTACCCAATGCACGAACAAGAGCTACAATAGGGTCGTTTCCATCCTTCCACTCCATTATGAAAGTAGTGGCACGCGGATCCGTGGCGAACATATCACCAACTGCTTGCTCATTCTTCTGATATTCGGCCAAACGCTTGTCGTAGTCATCGTAGTCATCACTAACTTGACTAGCGAAAACCTCGTCATCATCGAAATTCTTGTCAGGGTGCTTCTTCGACAACCGCTCGCGTAGCATATCACGTCTTGATTTTTTAGGAGGTGTCTCACCTTTCGCTTCTGGCTGCATAACCTCTTGCTGTTTTATTTCATCTTCCATAAAGTTCGTATTATATACTTGATAGCAAAGTTATATCATAAGAGATTTTCCTCTTCTTTATTTCCGTCTTTGATGAAAATTTATTACTTTTGCAAATAGATGAATATTATTTATCCTTTATAGGATAGTGCTGCATTCTACATTGTAGTGCTATCCTTTTTTGTTTTTGCTTATGAAACACTTAGGGTCATATTTTCCATACAAGAAACAACGCGAAGTTGAACTTATTAGGGCTTTTAGACAAGAAATTGCAGAAAGCAAACATATCAACATGGATGAAATTTTTAAACGTGTTGTCCTGCGACCATGTTCACGTTTTTGGGTCAGCGAAGAACGTGCCGCTATAGCTGTTTCATCAATGCTTCGCGGATGTGATGCGGGTATCACAAATAAGCTAAAACGTAATATGTATAGCGAGTTATTTCGTAGATACAAAGAGTTGCGTTTAAAAAATAAAGGTGTTCCAATGTCACGCATTATTTATGTCATCGTTAATAGTCCTGCACCGCAATTTTACCTTTCCCCTTCACAAGCTAAAATGATTATTAATGCTGCACGGAAAAAGTGAAGATCTTGTTATATAACAGCTTCAGTTATTTTACTAACCTTGTGATTACTCTTTTTAGATAAACTTTGTTTTGATATTATTTTGGGTAATGGCATAACCTTGAAATTATAAGCAATATGAAGGCCGATGGCTCGTGTCATTAGCAAATCGTCATGCTTGCCTGCTATTGCTCCATATGCACCATTAGGTTTTTGCTCATAAGTAAGGTATTCATCCAAACATCGTTCATCACGTTCAATGTACAAGTGTTCACGTACCATCTTCACAAGGTTTGATATAACCATGGGCTTTGTGGCAACATTGGTATGGAATCCATATTTTTTTGGTGCGCCTTCGCGTATCTCATCTTCGCTCTGCTCGCGTGCATATAAATTGTCATACACATCTTTTATCTTGTAAAGAATAAACTGCGATTGGTCTCCATCTACCATGCGTTCCTTATCCTTCGTTTCAAGAGTGTTGCTCTCAATAACCAATAGTGCATCATCATACCACTTAGCTATTTGGGCTGCTTTCCATGCAAGTAAATCCATGTCAATATGGCCATACCATTGTGCAACAACTTCTGGCCTTTCACCACTCATGAGGTACATTCTATCAAATACACATATTACTGACCAGTCAGCTTTAACAGAACGTCCACCAATATCTACTACAACAAGATATCGGTTTTTTATTTTTTCATATGGGTCTATATCTGGCTTATCCCATACGCAAAGTAGTCCTGTCTTATCGTTTTTAAATTTTATGTGTTGGAAGGCTGCTATTCCTTCATCTCCATCTGCATACACATCACCTACATAACGTGGAGGTCTACAGGCTTTTCTGAATTGTTCTACTAACAACTTGTCAAACACCTTGCAACCTGAATAGACGAAGGCTTCGTTATCGTCTGTCGGGTATTCGCTCGCCATATCACCATGGTCGGTATATTTCTTTCTTTCATCTATATACCATGCTATTGCTTCAAGAGTTGCCCCACATTGCCATAAATACCATAAGTATTTCCCTGGTTCTGCTCTATTGGTTGGCGAATAGACTTGTTCTTTATTAGCTTCAAGGCTCTGTGCAAAATTACGTTTTGACTCTTCATCTTTAAAATCCTTCCTGTAAAGTTCTATTTGAAACCATGCAATAAATAGGGAACAAAATTGTGATGTGTTCTCTTCACCTCTCTTTATGTGTTCGTCACTCTCCTTGGCTGCATTGTATTCACGTTCAAAAAAGTTACCCGTGCCATTTGCAGTACTCTCATACACGATCATTGTTAATGGCTTTAAGGTGATACCCGAACATGCAGAACGTACAACCTTTTCGGGAGAACGATTGTCCGTTGGTGTCCAAAGTCCGACTTCCGTACAATGCACAAGGCTATAAGCACCACCGCGAGCAGACTCTGGCTTTTCGTATGAACCGATTTTTATTTTACAATTTCTCTGTGGAATTCGCTTTATGTTACCACTATTACCTACAGCACTTTGTTTGGGTTCGTTGGGATCGTAATCCTCGCCAATTTCATGCAATAATTCAACTGGATATTCGTTTATCATCTTGTCGAACATATCGCGTACCTCATATGAAGCATCTTTTACATGACCTACAATGAGCGAATTAAGTCCTTCTTCTTGCACAAGTTGTAACCATGCCATATATATCTGTGTGGCAGTAGACCCACCCCATTGACGGGCTTTGAGCAATATCAATCGAATCGGCATATTAGCTAATCTCATTTGTTCAAATCGTGTAATGAGAATACGCTGCGGATAATTCAAACTAAAGTGAATATCATCTCCACCTAACTTATTGCTGATTAGCACATACATCACTGCCCAAAACGCAAAATCATATTTACACCTTATGCGGATGAAAGTTTTAACAAGGTATTCGTATTCACTATTCCCAAATGTAGCTTCTTCATTTAATGTCTTGTAAAAGTTGCTTAAGCTACCAGCTTTAACTAATTGCTTTACAATTGGTTCTTTCAGCATGGTGGATGGCAACCATTGTTCTTTTAGTGGAAAATCATCTATTGTTACATGGACTCGTTTAAGTATACTACCTTCACCCGTTACAGGGTTAAAGGTAGCATATAATTGCGCATTTCGCTTTTCGTTTTCTTTTAATATGTCTTTTAAATTCCCCATATTAAACTATCTCTGTTTGTCTGTCATTCTTGGTTCATATGTGATGGTAGAGCCTTGCAATGTTTCTTCTTGTTTGAATCTGGGTAGAAACAGAATCTGTCTGTAATACTTGTAACCTGTACCTCTAAATCCACTAAGGTAAATGTTGTTGCTTGACCATACTGGCACCCAATTATATAAGTCATTGCTACCATATAAGCACTGCTTAACATCATCTTTACTACAGAACACCCCTCGTTGGATGATGCTGTTTATAGTTTTGTGAACATCTGGATAGCCTAATTTAATAGGACGAGAGATAAGATATGACTTTTGATTCTCTTCCACCTCATCTGATGAGTAGTTGTAAACCTTATACTGAGTATCCCCGTCTGTTGTATTTTCCTCTTTTACCATCAAGCATTCTTCGTATAAGTTAAGGTTACTATGAAATCCTTGTGCCATAACGCTCCACATACCCGATTCTGTTTCCATCACATACGAATAGTTATGTAATGGGTTGTAAACTATCAGTCGGCCGTGAGGATAGTCATAGGCTATCCTTGAACCTGTAGTTAAGTATTTTTTAAGGTCAACCATCTGCGGGGGATTACCAATTTGCAATATGCCATTAAATGCATTATTCATGAATCTTTCTTGATGGTCGTTTATGCAGTTGTCATAGGTATATTTTATTGTATTGTCTGCGTGTAGCAAAAGTTGTCGGCCTTCATTACCGATTCTCACGACACCTTGCTCTGTCGTGAAATATACATCTCTCTCAATATTTGCTACACTTTTTGAGTTAGTTATAATGTCATATGAATATGGTGAGCAATTTTGCAGTGTTCCATCTGTACCAATACTAATGGCATATACTCCGTCACTGCAAAAAGCAAATATAGGATATTGACCAAATTGCCCTTGGCTTACAGCATGAGCGTTTGTAACTATAGACAATACATTACCACTACCGCACCGAGTGCTGTTACCATCTTTAAATACAATTGGGTTGTTTACTTCAGACAATTTGACAATTCCTCGCGTATAGATGCTAATTGGCTTGTTCTGAAAATTCTGAAAATCGGATTCCGTAATTTCTATTTGTTCATAACTCCCATTAAGATTGTATGACATATTAAGATAATCACTCGTTTTCAACTTGAATTCCTTAATTATTACTTTAGAGCCATCCTCATTATTGCTAATAAGACCGATGCTTTCTATTCTACTATCTATACTGAAGAAATATTTGGGGAAACTTTCTGTTAACATTATGTTTGTACTCCAATAATCTCCATCTATTTCATTTTTAATTCGATATGCTAAAATGCCAAAACAATCCTTCACATACATATTAAGTTCGTCTGTCTTTTGTTTGGAAACCAATTCTTTTATGCTATCAATCTCTACTTTCTTGCTACTGTAGGTTGTCTTGTGATTAAATTCTGTATAATAATTTTTTTGAGGTCTTTTCGTTTCATTGTAGATTTCGACATGAGATATACCCCAATCCATATTTAGCAATCGTCTTGTAACTGATGCACATATTCTGTTGTTGAATGAAAGAATAGAGCCAACCTCCATTTCTGAATTATCGTATATACTTTCTTCTAATCGTTCTTTTTCAGTGTAAGATGTTAAGTCATCAGGGGTAATTTTATTTTTATCTGTAAATGGGAACATTACGTTTTTTGACTTTCCTATATTATTCGATAAGTCTTTAACATCTATGCTACATATCAGATGAAATGAATTTGTTGACATTATGGAATCTTTAAAATTCCGATCCTTAAAACTCATTATAGCTTGTTGAGGAGCATAGTCTACCCCTTCTATTCGTTGACTACCATCCAACATATAGAAATCCAGTTCATCGCTTTCTATCGTGTAAATTTGAGGAGAAATGAAAAAATCTACAGATTTAATGATATCCCCCCATTTATTAGACAATTCTTCCATAACTGAATTATCAGTTGAAGAAGCAAATATTCTATAAGCTTCAAAATAAACTGATAATGGTTCATCTGCTCTTTCTGTCAGACGATTATGTTTATTCCATTCTTTGTAAAAGAGTATTGGTTTAATGGGAGGAAACATCAATATAGGTGCTGAAGGCATGATTGTAGTACCATCATATAGTCTGTAAGCATATCTTAAAAGCACAGGGTTTAATAGGTATCCCTTCTTCTGTAAATATGCATTGGCTGAGTTGTATGCAGCGAAAACTGCATTTTTAAAATTAATTACATTCTCACTTGAATTCAGCAATTTGCACATTGTCATTTCCGTTGAATTGACAATTTTCGCATCGTCAATCTTAACCCAAAGACTATGATAACTATCGTCTACATTAGCCATATTGTAGTTTGTGTATTCATCTGAATTAGGCATTTGAAAATCAGATGAGTTAATACCAACATTAGGCTCATATCTTCTTAATATATTGAAATCAATATTTAAGGTTGGTGGCAATCTTTTAGATAGCTTGTAAGAACCATCTTTATAAAAAGCATAGTATAATTTTGAATTAAATGTAAATACCAATATATTTCCAATGGCGCAAAAATTTCCGATGATAGATTTATCATTGTATTCTATTGCGTCACTAAATGTTATTTCTTTATATTCGTTTTTATTGATAGAATCGTTATCTTTTATTATAGCACTTAATTTATATTTACGAGTTTTATCATCTTTCTTTGAACCTATATATATGCTATATGTTGAATTGCTCGGTATATGCACAAACATTGGCTCAAATCCATTATATTGTAAAAATACATCTTTAGGAATTCTCACAGCATGATACCCTCCATCTCTATACTCAGCGTTTACAGCCAACTTCATCTCACCATCTTCGCTCTGGTAATCAGAAGGCTTGGATGTCATTCCCTTGTATTCTATTCTCTGTTCCATGTCTATTCTTTTTTGTTGCTACTATATTGCAATGCCATATTTTTAAGTTTATCCGATAGTGATGCTGACACACTTGCAGTTGCAGCCACATCAACCTTTTGGCTTTGTTGCTTGGGTACTACATATTGCGAGAGCTTTTCCATCACCGTAATGCGGTCCTTTGGTTCAAGTTGCTCAACATCTTGTGCAAAAAGTCCTTTTTCAAAATAGTCGCTCACACCGCTCGAAATACACTCGTATATAATTTGCTTGTAGGGTTTAGGCTTGTTGGGCGTACCTTTCACCCTACCTCCTGTTTTATATCCTCTTGCCATATCATTCTTTTTTTAAAAAGGCCGCAAAGGTCGTGTAAGCACACCTGTGCGCATGTTCACTTTTCGTTTTGCTTCGTCAAGCAATGTTTGTGCTTTAATTGCCCACTTTTCAGCAGCGTCCTTGTTGGTTATTGATAGCCAGTCGGCCAAAGCTGATGCCACAAAGTATTCATGAATAAGTTGCTCTAACAACTTGGCAGTAGTGTTTGAAAACTTTTGCGAAACATTCAATTCAATAACGTAAGTGTCGGATTCTTTAAACAAATCGTCTAACTGCATGTCATCTTCACACGGCTCTTTTGTGAAACGATACAATTCTTCAACGCAAATGGCATGCGCAAGGTCAAGCACACGTGTCACGCGGTCAACATTGCCGTCTTCAGTAATGTCAAAAACTTGGTGCTTTGTGTGCGCATCATCGGTCGGCATTACATCACCTTCAACATAACTCACATTTGCTATGTCGTAAAGTAGGGCTTCGCGGTCAAACAACAAAGTTACTTTGTGCTTAGCGTAAGAACTATTTGCGCTGCACTGGCAATTTGCAAGTTTTTCAATGCAGTCGGCAGGGCCTATCACATAGCCATAAGGCCCATAAATCATCTTTGTTTTATTCATATCGCAATTCGTTTTGTTGGGGTGGGGTTTGTTCGGGTGCATGAACACGTGTGGGCCGTATGCGTTTGTTCATGGCAGTGTGTAGCTCTAACAATGCTGCCTGTGCTGATTTAATGTAGGTTTCAGCTTCGGCTTTTGCAGGTGTTAGCAATAGCCACGTTGCAACTGCTCGGTCAGTCATGTAATTGTGCATGGCATGAGCAATGTCGCCACGAACTGAAAGGTTAAAGTTCATTGGCACGCGAAGCATCAAAAATAAGGTGTTATCTTCTTTCTCATCGCTTTGCGCTGCTGGCTTACCTTGATAGCCAAACACGAGTGCATGCTTGATTTTGTTTCGTTCTTCTTGCAGCAAAATGTTGTCAGCATATCTGTTCGTCTCAACAAGATATTCGCTTAACTCATTTCGTAAACAAGCATACGACTCAGCGAATGAGCGCAAAATAGCGTCTTTGCGTTCATCGGTCAAGTCCTGCACCTTTGCTGCTTGTTCTGACGTTTCGTCTGTGCGCATTGCATCGCCTATGAGGTGCGCTTTTTGCTGCACATCGTACACAAGTTCGCTCATGTACAATTTTATCTCAATCGTTTGTTTTGCCATCTTGCTTATTCGTAATTAGTTTTTTTATACTTCACCTCGGTGGGTTGCTTGCGCGTTGGGGATGCACGCATGGTGCAAAGTTTTCGCATTGACAATAAATTTTTTGTTGCCGTTTGCATTTGTAATTCAGCGTCTTGCTTGTTAATGATTGAGAACCATTTGAAGAGCGCATAAGAATAAAAATACATCGTGGCTATATCTGTCAATCCAGCTATTTGTGACGTGTCAAAATTGCTCGGCAGTGTGAGCTTTATGCTTATTCCTGTATCGCTATTCGTTACATAAGGCTGATACGTGGCAAGCATAGATGAAAGGTCGGCTATGGCTTCGTTAATGCAACTTTTCAAAAACGTTTCATCTACTTCGGTTGTAGCTATTCGCTTGTAGGCTGTTTCGTCTTGCACGATGAGTTTTGCTCCCTCGTAAGCAGTAAATTCATGCAGTTTGTTCAGCACATATTGTAATTGTATGGTAATTTCTTGTTGCATATTGTTTTGTGTTTTTATGCAAAGAAAAAGCACCTTGCGTTGATGGACTTTTTATTCCCGACTTTATATACTTCATTTTTTTAGAATATAATTTTGTTTCACAAAATGATGTCTTAAAATTGAGAATATATGAAATGGGATTAAACCAAAAGAAACTTTCAGAGTTGTTAGGTGTTAGCCCCTCGCGCATCAGTGATTATTTGTCAGGGCGTTGTGAACCCACACTTAACATTGCACGCAAGATGAGCCAACAACTGAACATTGATGCCAATATCATTCTTGGTGTGTAAAAAGTTTAAATTGAAGTCGGCAGCACGGCTCCTATGTTGGAGGGTGTTGCCGACTTTTCATGTGTTTAAGCTATTTTTTTTGAGGTTTGTTTTGCTTTGCAATATCCATGATACGTTTGACTATATCTTTGCGCATCTCAATGGTCTTGTTGCTTCTTTCTTCAGCTTTTTTGGGGTCATTTGAATAGTCTTGCATCCAAAGGTTGTAAAGTTCTTTCATTTCTTTATCTTCTGAATTAACAACTCCCTTTGTCGCTTCTATCACTTTTACGGCTTGCTTTTGAATGTCAACTTGTTGCTGCTGCAACTTTTTGTATTTGTCGCTATTAGGGTCAGTTACAGACATTGCCTTTCGCACAGCACTTAGTTGTTTATTATATGAGTCCATCATAGTTGCGCTAAAGCCTTCGGGCGAATACATTAAATCATAAAATTTTGACTTGTACTCTGGGGCCTGCAATTCCTTTTTGTAAAGCGAAAGCAGTTCTTTCGTCTTTTGATATTCATCGTTGTATTTATAAAACTTGCTGGTGATGGCTCTGTCTTTGGTTCTTTCGTCAGATGTTTTATAGAAAGAATTAATGATTGGCACATTTTTCAGTTCACGATTATCTTCATTAAAAGGCATTGAAGCTACCTTCATCGTTTGGAACACGAACTTACCTAATCCGCCAAAATAGCCTTCAAACAAGTGCTGGATTTTAGCAGGGTTCACGTCCATCACTCCAACATTTGCTTTCTTTACATCGTCACCTCCACCCAACTCATTCAGCAAGCGACTTGCCCACACAAGAGCTTGATTAGTACCCTTGTAGGCTTTCGTCCATTCGGGTCGGTTTTTGTTGTATTCAGCGTCTTTGTAAATGGGTGTGCCTGTGTAATCCTTATTTGTAACGTATGCTTCAACTATGGGCTTTGCGTAACTTGGCACAAATGAGGTTAAGCTGCCACCGCCCTCCATAAAGTCAACGGGGAATAATTGTGACACTTGTTCAAGCATTTTGGTAGCGATGTCAGTGGCAGTGTATTCCTCATTGCCCGAAAGCACACTTTGCGCCAACTCTCCTAAGCCATAAAAAGCACGCAACTCAATTGGCAATGGAATTGTTACCCACCCCTTGCCAGTGTAGAAGCACAGATTGTTTCTGCGTACCCAATCGGGCAAGTCGTAATAGTTTGTATCGTCATCGCCACTGCCTTGTGAAAGAGCTGCCATCAGCATAGGAAGTGCTGTTCCTATGGCAAAGTACAAACCTGCAACTGCAAGTGTTTTGCCTTTACTCTTTCCAAAAGTTCGGCTTACGTTTGACAAACCTTGAACTCCTGCATTCCAGAACACGTACAACTCTTTTGCACTTTGCGACATGTAGGCTTGCATAACGTTTAGTCGGTTTCCGTCCTCCCATTTGCCTGCTGCCTTTGCGCCAGCACCTTTTTTGTTGAAGTTAACTGAAATCTCCTTAGCGTCCCAAATTGATTTTTCAATGCTGCGTCCCATTTCACGGCTTGTTTTGTAAGCTGCAAATCGGCTTGTGTTTTCGGCCCATGTTCCAAGGTAATTGATTAAATTGTCAAGGAACTTCAACCACGACTTCGGATTCCAACCACTGCGTCTACTTTCTTTCAGTGCCTTTGCAATCATGTTTTTATAATCGTCAACACTGTGCAAGAAGGTATAACCTGTTTCACCACCATTTTCAATAAACTCTTGATACATTCGGTCAACTTTGTCGTTCATGTTAAGTGTTCCCTTGCGTTGCCTTGTTATCAAACCGAACAAGGTGTAAAGACTTTTGCCCCAATTTTTATTGAACTTCCACGCATACGCTGGCGACTCCTTGGCCCAAACCATGCTGTTTGCATAAAAGCTATCGCGTGACAAGTTGCTAAGAATGAAAGCTGGGTTCTTTTGCGTGAACATAGCTGCCATGAAATGATTTGTTGACTGGAAGAATTTAATGAACGGATTATCCGTGCTGTCAGGATTGGTCTGCCCATTCAATGCTTGCGCTGCTTCGGGGCTGCCGTTTATTGTTAGCACATAATCTTTACCTTGCATTTTTACATGCACTTGGTGTTCGTTGATGTTCTTACCCACCACCTTGTATTGAATGTCATGAGCTTCGCTCGCCTTTTTGTACTCATCTGGCTTTTGTTGGCATAAGGTTTCCATTCGTTGATTGAATGCTTCGACCTTTTGCGCAACAGCATTCGCATCGTCATGCTCATCAAACTCGGCAAAAACAGGTTTCCATTCTTGCGTTGCAGCATCGTAGTGCAAGTAAAGTTGGTCAACGCTCACTGCATCACTTGGGTGGTTCAACACCATTTTTAAAAAGTGTTGTTTCATCTGGTTGCGATTGCCTTGCATAATGGCAGACTCGGCCATGTTGCCAATCGTTGCTATGGGGTCGTCAGCCTTACTCTTACGACCTTTTGCGCTACGTATGCCACCGCCAAATTGGCCTTTTGCATTGCCAAAGTAGTTGTACACCTCGTCACTTGTTACATCGTCAAAACCACGCAAAGGAATGTAGTTTTTAAACATATCAAGTGTGTGGTGATACACCTCGTCTGTCAAAAGTCCACTTTCATATTGCTTTGTGAGCGAAGCCTTTGTGGCAGCATTCGTTCTGTTCCACAATTCAGATGTGTCGTATTTTTTCTCAAAGTTTGATGAGGAGTTTTCAGCTATACGTTCTGCTTCGTTCACCATCTCTTTATTTAGTTTCGCAATTTTTATTCTGATACTTTTTTTCGTTGCATCATCTCGTTCATTGTTTAACTGCTCTTTGAGTGTAGCTATTTGGTCTTGATAGCTCTTTATGCTTGGGTCGTCTGTCGTAAGTTCGGTAAGGCCCGAATAATCTTTGCTCCTGTACTTTTTGTAACTGGGTGCGTACTTCTCTCTTATGGCCGTGTCGTTTGCCTTATAATCGTCCAAACTGATTTTGCCACTTTCAAAGTCTGTTTTGTTCTGTTGTGCAGTTGCATCGTTTTTATAAGCCTTCCATGCTGCTGACATCTTTTGCTTATCGTTGGCAAAATCATGTTTCAAGGCATCTCTAAATGCAAGCACTTCATTTCGCTCCAATCCGTGTTTTGCCATCATGTAGTTAGTCACTTGCTCGTGAATAGCACCTTTGTCAAGCAACTCTTGTTCGGCATCAAGCAGGTCTTTATAGAACGACTTTTTGTACGTTTCCATCTCGGCAAGGTTGGTCGAACTCATTCGGTTCTCGGCCATGTAGGCATTCTCCCAATCTTTCAAATCTTTTTCGTTGGGTACAATCGCGTCTTGCAGCAATTTTAGTCCCGACATGCTATCCACCCATGCAAGGTTCATTTTATGCTTTGCCGTGTTTACGCTTCGTTCATATTCATCGCGTGCGCTTTTGCGTTCTCTCTCTTCGCGGTAGTATAAGTTCTGCTCACGTGTTTTTGCGTCAACCGCTTTAGGTTCGGCAAAGTCGCCTACCTTTAAGTGTTGTTGTCGCCACGTGTCTTCGGCCACTTGATAGATGTTGCGTGCAGGGCCTTCAGTCAAGTTTTTCCAACTGCGCCACAAAAGGTAACGTAAGTCATTATCGCTAAGTGTTGTTCCGCTAAAGCCAGCAAAGCCTAACTTATGAAGCATTTTAAGGAATGCAAGTTTTAGTTGATGCCACCATCGTTTGTTCACATTTTTGAAAGTTCCGTCCTCGGCCATACTTGCCATATATTCCTCTGTGGCTTTTCGCATATCCCAACCATATTTGGCTGAATTATGTGCTATTTGGCTGCGTGTGGCTTTGTCAGCATTTTTGAAAACGAAGTCAAGGAACTCATTCATTTTCTCCTTACCGACAAGTTCTCTTAAGCCATAATGCCCTACGGCTTCATGTAGCATGGTGTTAACAACATCGGCTCGGCCATTATGGTTAGGCAGCACAATGGTGATGCGCCCTGTTTGAGGGTCGTACCACCCTTTTGCATTCTTTTTGCGTCCCGTCAGTCCATCGGTTGAAGTCAGCACATCTACGTTATCGCCCACATTCATTTCATCGGCAATTCCCTTGGCCGTTTGAGCCATTTCATTATTTACCTCTTCAACTGTAAAGGGGGCTTTGGGAATATCTCGGAAATGTTGTGTGGTGTCAGAAAAATCCGTACCTTTGCCATGTCCATCAAGAGCAGAAAAATCGGAACTGGCGGGTTCTCTGTTTGGAGAATGACTGATGGAGGTAATTTCGTCCTCCGATGGACGTTCTATAGCCACACTTGGTAAAGCCTTGTGTGGCTCTTTTTTTCTGTGGTTTAATGTTTTATGAATCACTAATTTCCCATTTTCAACATCTACACTGATTGTTTCACTTTTGTAGTTATCATATTTTTTTACAAATATGAGTGAAGTTCTATCCTTACGATTATCTAATCTTACTACATCAGGGTAATCAAGTATATCTTGAATTTGCTCATAGCTTTCAACGGGTTCTTCCGCATGATGATTTACCGCATGGTCTATCATGTAGCCCATACCACAATACACAGCATTGTTCTCAAAGCCATTACCAAGATATTTTAAATAACCAGATGGAACAATTGCAATAGGTTCAAGTTCGTTTCCAAAATTCTTAAATATATCTTCTCGCGTTTTACCTTTGGCCCATTGCAAGTTTTCTTTTGATAACCATTCTGATACACGCTTTTTCATAGATGCCTTAGGACTTTTTCCATCTCTAAACAGCACGTCATCACTACCATGAACGGCTTCACCAAAGGCACGTTTGCGGTCGCCTTCAACTTGTGGATCATAATCATAAAGCTTTATCCCAGCCTTTTCCAAACCGCTACGTACATCTGCACTAAGGTTATTAGGAACAACTGCTGCTGCAAACTCGTCAAGGGTAACAGGACGTTCAAACTTCGTTTCAAAGTACATGGCTGGACGTTCCTCACGAATGGATTTTACCATATCCTTAAGTTGTTGAACATCCTCTTCTGAAAGTTCTACACCATATTCTTTCTTCGCAAATTCTTTCGGATCCTTTTGCAGAGCTGTTTCTTCCAAACGATAATACCCAACATCATAATCATCAATGTTTGAATTGGGGTTCAGTACATCTGCTAAACGATTATATACTTCGCTCCATTTTTCAGTAAAAGCATCCACATCATCATGATTCGACGTAAGGTTCTGTTTGCGTGCCTTTATGCCTTTCAAAGTACCACTACTTTGCATAATAGTTGCTGCGAAATTATTAAACGATGCACCAAAACCCTCCGAACCATTAAGCCCTTTTCGCTTCATGATTCTTGATACATTCACCAAATTGTTATCAACATATTTTCTTTTACCACTCGGAGTGAAACCATCAAAAATAACCTCTTTTGCATTATACCTATTTGAAAGATTATTCACCCATGCTTCAAAGTCTTTTTGCAAACCATTTTCTTTAATATAATCTCTCGCTTTTTGCATGGTTGCAAAATCCAAGGGTTTACCCGCATTCTTTTCATCACGGGAAAGGTCATCTACAAAGCGGCATAAAGCATCAAGGTCGTAGCCTTTCTGCTTCATATCATCCACACGAAGTTGTCTGTCTTTTAAAAAGGTCGATTTTGGATGTTTGGCAATAGCTGCTTCAAGCTTGTGGATTTTCTCTTGAAGATTGGCCGCATATTCATCCATATTACCACCAAACTTTTCCCTTACATATATAGAGAGAATAGCTTTACGTTCTTCCTCAGACGCATCTAAGAAACTTCCTTTGCCCGCAAGTACATCATTTACTTCTTTATGCAAACTTTCGGGAAATTCTCTTTCTGATACTACTATGTTGGGGGCTTTACCTTGCTCCATTAAATACAAATAGGACAAATCATCTGTACCTCTTCCATCCATAAAACTATCAATCGCATTGCGAGTCATTCGTTTCATCACATCAGGAACAGACTCTATATCCTTCATTGCCCTTTCTGAACCACCCTTACCAAATATTCTTTCTACTTGTGGATAAGTGGGGGTCCAAGCATCACCAAAGAAAGTACCAGCATTCCGCCCCGTACGTTTGGCGACCATTTGAGAAGGTAATATCAACGATATTTCACCATAACCACTATGGCCTTGTTTTTCCGTATCAATCACAGCCACGCTCGGATTAGCCAAACCTCCTAACTTTAAGGCTTTGCGCAATTTGTCTTCTGTGATGTTGTGAACACCTGCTAAAGTCTTATCGCCATTTCCATTTTCACCCTTACCTCGTTCTAAATGTTCTGAACCATCTTTCAGCGAATAGCGAACATTGTCAATCTCTTTCACGTTTTTCGTGTCGCCAAACTTTCGTGGGTCAACTCCATTGAGCAAATCTTTCATCACTTGGTCGGCCACTTGTTCGGCACTGATGTAATGAATGTGAAGGAAGTCGGCCACTGCGTGCCAAAACTTTTCAATGGCTTGCTTTACGCGATGCAAGGCACTCATGGCTGTGGCTTTGTCAAACACATTGCCATTGCTTTTAGCTATATCATCCATCTCCTTACGTAAACGCTCCGCACCTCTGCGACCTGAATAAGTGGCTAACACTTCATCGGCTATCTCATCATCTGACTTTAGTTCTGGATAGAGTTTCTTCACCTCTTCCCACACTGATGTGCCTTTCATTAAGCCTACTACATTCTGCCATTCCTTTGCGTTATTTGCCTTCAATGCACTCGCCCATAGGTGCGCATATTCATGCACTGGAGTTTCACTCGTTGCCACCTTGGGATCTATATAGATTTTTCCACCTATTGTAAAACCATAAGCCTCGCCATTCTTTGTTTTGAAGAACCTCACGTGATCTGTTATCTTCGCGTCATTCTCGTTGAAGATAACGTAATTCTTGGCGCCATCCTCACGGCCACCACGTATGTAGTCAGCGGGATATTTAATACCCGTGAGGCCTATCTCCGACAACGCTTTCGACGCTTCCTTGTCAGAGCCAAGAGCCTCCTGCAATTCCGCATACAAATCAGCTCCAGTCGCATTAGGGTTCAAAACAATGGTGCTTTCGCCTTTCTCATATCTGGCAGGGCTATCCTGCACCATCTCAAAGCCATTACTCTCCAAAAACGAACCAACATCTTTCAGTAAAGATTCAGCAGGGTGACCATTCCAATCCAGATAATTCTTACCGTTGTCATCGGGAATTTCTATGGTGTAGAGGTGACTTTTATGCTTTCTGATACGAATGCCTTTTAATGAGAGTAAGGTTCGTGCTGCCTTAATTTTCCCCTCCGCATAGTTTCTTGTATCGCCTAGGCTTTGATAAAACAGTTTTTTATATTGAGCCAAATCGCCTTTCTTCAATATGTCTTTGGCTCTTGTTACACCATGCCGTTCAAGATTGTACATGAAGTCATTAAGCATATTCTCGTTCCAGTCTCCTATCTCGCCCAGTACATAATCATGAAATTCATCGGAAGACATTTCTTTACCACCATATAAATATGTTGGCTTTTTGCTGGCGCTTTCGGCATACGTTCTACCAATGCCCTCTACCTCTGTCACATAAGTACCCCAGCCGAAGGCCTGCGCACCTTCTCCCTCGCCCATATGGGAATGGTCGAAAGCATCAAATTCCGCACCGCTGCCGTGGTAAACTCTGTGCTCACGAATTATTATATTATTCACCTCTTGACGCTCAGCAAGCCCCGTCGTGTCCTTGAAAACACCACTATTTAATGCTTCAGAAACAGAACGTATAACCTCAGACAAAGGTTTGCTGCCCGCACGTTCAAGAGATTGTTTAGGATAGAAAAACTCCGTAACATGAGCATCACCATCATTATTCAAACCTTTGTTTTTGTGACTTGATATAACGATGCTAATACCATCGTTCTCACCATTCCTATCAAAATTTGAAACACGTGCATTGTGATTGCTCACACGGATAGTAACAGTCTTACCATTTCCCGTTACGAACGTTCCATACTGACTTGATTCATGCTGTTTCAAACCAAGACTACGTGACAAGTCCGTGATAAATCCTTTTGTTTTATTAGGACGTTTTTGATAGCCTTCCGCAAGTATTTCAAGATTATTTTGTACTTTTGCACCAGCAGCACTTGAAACGACTGTGGCATTATTAGTGGATTCGTCTGCTATCGTCGCGGTTTCAAGTGCTCTTTTTTGTTTAGCACTTAACCTTACATCTCTTCCATTCGCCATATCAAGCACACTCTGTCCTTCAGCCTCGTCAGTAATTACGTCCATGTCATTCTCGCGCAAATGGTCTATCACTGCATCACGCAAAACGACCTCTTCCTTTGATGGTTGGGTGGCTTTATTCGCCTTTTGATAACGTTCGTCAGCCTTATTTGAGTTAAATCGTTTTGAGGGGGGGATAATGTTACCCTCATCATCACGAGTAATCACATCAAGCAATTTACGATTGTTCTTTGTGTTTTTATAGGCAAAGTCTGTGTCATTCACATAATCTTCCTCACGACCATATCCCCATTCGGCAATATCATTACCATCAAACCATACTTCATCAACAGGTACTTCCTGCTCTATAACACGATAGTCCTTGCCCCAACCATGCAGTTCAGCATTATCCTCTGCATATTTACGGCTTGGAGTTATCCAGTCACCATTTCTGAATTTACCCTCTTTTACTGAAGATGGTACACTCCTATACATGGTGATAGTATTACGTCCATTTTCAATAACATCGCGCACATTCTCTATGGCTTCTTTACGCATATCATCGGCATGACGATATAAAGAATTGCTGGTCAGTGTTTCCAAATTTCCACCATCAACACCATTATCAATGTAATCTCCAAGCGTACTTTCACCCTCAAAGTCGCCATTATCCCATGCTTCCTTACGCTCTTCCTTAGTCAAGAAATAGCCATTACCATAAGGAGCTGCACCATTAAAAGCAGATGTTCCTTGATAATCAGAACTCACAGAATACCCTGCACGTTTTGCAACTTCATTCACAATGCGCTGCGCTTCTTCCAGGTCGCCACGTTCTACAGCAGCAAAGTATTCGGCATCTATTGCTGAATAATCCTCTACCTTCTGCATACGAAGATTATCTTTCTCACCCTTACCCGAAGGCACAACACCATTCTTCACAGACGAGTACTCACCAAAAGGCTTTGTCTTGCGCTTGCTTGATGCAATCCACTTCTCAAAGTCTTCGAGGTTCACAGCAGTCACGTCAATTCTACGACCATTCTCCCAACCATTCTCATAGTTAGCAAGATAGTCGCTCTTTGCTTCGTCAGCATCGTTGAAACCAAGCATCACCTTATGCTCGTCAAAACTGCCATCTGGGTTGTACTGGTCCACTACAAACACCTTGCGTCCGTTCCAACCATCAATGTCATTAGATAGGAACACGTCTATATGGTCACCATCAACACCCACTGCACCACGAATGTAGCCATAAGTGTTGTTCATCTTGCTTTCCCACTGCTTGCCGTCAGCATCAGTACCTTTACGCACACTTCCCTGCGGTTGCTCAATGGTGATGTCGAACGTACCGACTTGCACATGTCCCTTCTTGTAGTTGCCTGCCTCCTTCTGCGCCTCGGTGGGTTCGGTGTTCACTTCGGCTGAGGCGGTGGCGATCTTCTCACTCAACGGGGTATCACCATTACCCGAAGGCACAACATCACCCTTTGCCGAAGATTTCTCACCCTCGGTTGCATCACTTTCCACATTTGCTTCGGCTGTTACTGCTGATGTATCGTTTGTTTGTTTGCCATCTGTACCGCTCGTGCCAACAACATTGCCTTGTTCGCTGCCTTGGCTTCCTCTGCTTTGTCCGTCTGTAGGGGACGTGGTTCTTCGATTGTTTCCTTTTCCATCTTTTAATGCTTGGTTTACTTCGTTAATAATTTCGGTTTTACTCTTTACACCACCTACAAACATATCGCCTATGCCTTGGGCAGCATCAGTGGCTTGCTCGTTGTAAAAAGCAATCACCTTTTTAAGTTGTGTGCTACGACCATCGTTCAACACATCTGCCAACATCATCACGGCCATGTTGTTAAAGTCTGCCACAGTTGCCCCTTCATCGTATTCAAACAAATTGCCTTGGTGGGCAAAGTCGCTCACGTGTTGACCCAACTTGTAGCCAGCCTTACGCGCTCTGTACACTAAGTTCACCGCTTCGGCCAATTCGTTTGAAAGGTTATAGCCACCGCCCAAACGATTGTTTTGCACAATGTCCTGCAAGGCAGTCATAACCGCTTGGCGCATGCTCTTTACCTCGGTAATTTGGCGCACTGCATCGGGGTTGGCTTGGAACACCTTGCCAATCATTACCCCCTCAATCATACTTTGGCCAGCTTCGCTCAACTTACCACCATCAAACAGGTGGGCCATTTCGGTTTGCGGAATGATGTCAGCTTCGGCCAACTGCTTAACTACGGCATAAGTAGCATTGTCGTCAGCATAAAATTCGCCTAACGTGTCGTACTTGCTAACCATGTCCATTATACGGCCAAAGAGCGCATCATTCACTACTTTGCCCATTTTAACGGCCATCTCTGTATTGTTCTGGCTCTTTTGCTCACGTTGGTTAAACTTGGCAAAGGTGTCGGCGTTGTAAGGCATAGCTTCATTAGGAACAAACACCACACGTGGGTGCTTAAAACCATTCACTTGCTCTGGTGTAAAGCCAAACTTATTAGCATGCGAATGAAGGTAATCAATATATTTTGTGTCAGTTCCATCTTGTGCAGCCAGTTCGCCAGCCATTGTGCGTCCGTTGCCCGAAAGCACCACACCCTCTTGGCTCACCACCACAGGCGACTGCAAGGCACGTTGGTCATAATCAGTGGCCATACTTCGTGTAACTTGTTGCGCTTCTTGGTCGCGTTTGTAGTCGCGGTCGTTCACACTCTGCCCATTCTCGTCAATAGGGAAGCCTTCGGTTTCGGCAAAGCCATTAGTGGCTTGATGCGAAGCACTTGCAGCCCCACTCTCGGTCAGCACATAGTGTCCCTTAACCACCTCGCCATTAGGCAAAGTAATTTCATCGGCATCGCCATTCTCCTTTTTAGATGCGTTCCATTTATCACGAATAGTAGGAGCTACGACATTGCTGCCCAACTCGGCTTGTTCAGTGGCCTTGCGTGCATCATCCTGTATGCGTTGTTGCTCCTCGGCCACAGCTTGCTCGTGCAAAGCTTTATCTTTTTCATCACGAGCATGTCTTTCAGCGAGCAACACCTTGTCGTGTTCTGCTTTCACGCTCTGCCAATAGTCAACGGCCTTTTGAGCATCTTCAACACGGGTTGTGTAGGCTTCTTTCGCTTCCTTATATGCAGCTATGCTTGTACCCATTTTAGGTTTACAATTCTTCACCTTATCAAGGTTCTTCTGCGCTTCGGCAAGTTTGTTGTTCACAAACTCTCGTCCCTCTTCTGCATCAAGTCCACTCTCGCTAAATATGTAGTCAAATCCACGTTTCGGGGTAGTAGTAAGCCAGTCCTCCGTTAGCACAGCATTCTTGCCCTTACCCACTGTGTGCATGGGCATAGGCTCATTTTGTGTGGCTTCGGCTTGCGCGGTTGCTGATTGTTCCGTAACTTTGTCGGCAAAGGAATTGTTGGGTGCAGCAAGCTCTGACCCATTTACACCATGAGAGGCTGACGTGGGATTGGTGGCAATTCCTTTTTCTTCTTTTGTTCTATTATAGTCAATTGCGGTAACGACCCAATTTTTCTTTTCACCATCAAAGTCTTTTCTGATAGCTACGCGATACCCGTCTTTTGATACTACATATCTCATTTGACCATTTTGTATCACCTCGCCATCTTTCAAGACTTCTTCTATTTTTTCAATAGCTTTTTCAGGTGTTTCAAAATCCTTACCTTCACCTACGTGTTTTGTGATGATGTGCGACAAACCGCCATTTTCATTCCCCCACACAAGGTCAATATCCCCAACCTCATCGCGGTGGAACACACCAAGCAAATCGCCACTCTTGTGCTTCATCAAGAAGTCAAAAGCAGCCTTTACTTTTCCTTTGAATTGGTCATAGATATTACCGAACACACCTTTGCCAATAGGTTGCGGTTCTTGTTCGGTGTCCGTTTCGTTACTTGCTTCTTCCGTCTTGTTTTCATCTTTACTCCAAATATTCTCCCCATTGTTATAGACATTTTGAATCACATTGTCTAACTCTCGTTTAGAATATCTTAAAACACGGCCATCGTCAGTAACGATTTCAACCTCGTCACTTGCATCACGACTATTTACCTTACCTCGTATATTCTCACCATTATCAGGGTCATTCAGTTCAACCTCATCACCATAATGCAACTCTGGCTTTTGTTGTGTGTTCTCTTCATTCGAAGCTAAAATCTCTGCATCGCCACTCTTCAACTTTTTGTCAAGTGCAGAACGGGTCCAATGAAAATCCTTTCCATTTTCGTCAATCAGTTCAACACGGCTATCGTCCACCTTACCAATGGTGTATTCATTGCCATTTATCGAAACACGTAGGCCCTCTGCAAGGGTAGGTGCTTCGGTTGCATTCTCTGTTCCTTCAGTAGGTTCATTTGTATTTTCACTATTGTCGCTTTCAGTTCCATGCACATAAACTTCAGTATCGTGCTTAAAGCCATCACGTACCCATTGTCTGTAAGTGTCAATAGGCAATTCAATAATCCGTCCGTCTTCAGTTTTAACTACAACCGATTTAGGCTGCGCTGCAACACCATGTGTGTCGTCCTTAGTACTTTCTTCATATTTAATGCCCTCAATGGTAGCCACTCCTCGGCTCTTACCATCGTAAAGCACCACTTGGTCGTTTGGTTCGGGTAACGTTTTACCATTAACTATGCTATTGCGTATGCCTTCATAATTTAAGTCAACTAAATCAGCATTTGTTTTTTTCAACTCGTGGGCATCAGTCTGCCGTATAATTGTAACTTGTTTGGGCGAAAGTGAAGCAACACGGCCATCTTCGGTATAACGAACCACAACCATGTCTGTATTGTTCGAGCTATCAGCATTGCCACTAATCACATAACATTCGCGTCCCATATCATCAGTGGCTCGCTCAATCATACCACTATCTTTGTTGGTGGCAGCATCTACTTTTGCATCAAGTTTTTGAACGGCTTCAAGTTGCGAAGTAATTAACGACTCCGACACACCTCGTTGCATAGATAGGGCTGTACAATAGTGGTCTATTGCACGCTTAATCGGTTCTATGTTAGTGGTATTTACGCTTTGTTCATTGGGCAAATTGGCTTTTTCATTACCAACAAATCGTTGTGTAAGTTCTTCATAAATTTGTCCCAACGATTGGTTTGCTGACACAAACAAAGCATCAACCTGTTCGGGTTTAATACCGAGTAAGTTAGCCAAAGTATTTCGGCTTGCATCAAGGCTTTCACGCATTTGTGTCATTTGGTCAGGACTTTTCACTTGCGTGCCTGCTATGTAAGCATCGTTATAGCGAATGTCAAACTCATTCGGTTTGCTCTTTTCGTTACCAACCTTGGCAAACAAGTCAAATGCTTGCAAAGTCTTTCGTGTGGCAATGTATTGCGATATGGTTTCACGCTGTGGCTTTGAAAGGTTCTCGTTAGCCAATACACCATTTTGATAGGCTTGCAAGTTTTTGTCGTTGTCAATCAATCGGTCAACATCGGCTTTTATGCCATTCCAGTCCGTTTCACCCCATGCAGCACTCCCTTGCGCGTCATATTGTGCAAGGCTTTTATTTAAATTGATCTTTTGATTGTAGTAGCCAACAGTTCCAACAAGGTTGTTTTGAGCCACCAAATAAGCATTGCTAACGAATGCGCCCCATAGTTTGTCAAGTTGGTCAGACTTAATATCGTCCCAACTTACATCTCCAACCGTCATAGCATTCAGCATTTCGCTAAGGTTGGTTTGTGCATAAAAGGTGAGAGTGCCACCCATACCAGCACGTTTTAGGTTGCCACTCACATATTTACCCACTTCGGTTGCAGCCTTACCAACATTGGCAGCTTTGCTAAAAGTTTCGGTTATGCGTGCAAATGAGGACCCGTCAATAAATCGGCCAACACTTTTGTTCCATGCACCTTTGGCCACGTTTGCTACCTTACCATCAACATATTTTGAAAATGGCATAAACACTTCGCCTACACGCATACCGACCCATTGCGACCACTCTCGCAACATAGTGTCTGCTTCAACCTTTCCATCGGTGTCCTGGTTCATGTGGGTAAAAGGTTGGTCGTTCACCTTTATGCCTTCACGATTAATCTCCACCACATTAGCTTGCCCTGTGCGGTTGTTCGTTACGTTAGCAATAGCGTGTGGCACTGAAAGCACTACACCTTCAACACTACCTTGTGCAGCCTTGCCTACTATGGTCGAAACCCCATTGGCCACTCCTAAACGGCCAGCCACATAGCCAGCAGCACCGCCTATGCCACCTTCACGCATGGCTTGACGTGTACCCTCAGCAAGGGTGGTTTGCACCAGTTCTTTTGCGCCTAATCGCTTTGCTGTATTGGGCATATAGCGCAATGTGGCCTTTTTAACAAGTCCACGCATACCGCCTGTTAGAATTTTACCAACAGCCTCTGTGCCTTTAAACAATGGTAGTCCTGCTTGAATACCGAATTGAGTTAAACCACCTAAAGAATATCCCGTTCCATAATAGTCTAACTTTTGTCTGTACTCTTCGGCCATATTGTCTAACTGAATGGCAGTAGCTATCACTTTCTTAGCATTTGCTTCGCCACCAAACTTTTCAATCAAGTCTTTGGGCGGATTGTTGGCTATTTTGTTCAATGATACAGCATCAGCCACACCAAGCAACCCAAATGTTAAGCCATTCAAGTCTGTCAATCCGTTCCAAAACTGCAAGGCTGCACTATAATTGCGTTTTTCAAGGTAACGTGGCGCAACCTCTAAAAACTTTTCGTAACGGCGGATAACAGAACGTATGCCATTATCCTCTTCCACACCTTTGCCCATTATGCTAAAACGCAATTTTGTATTAAGGTTATGGCTTATTCCATTTAGCACATTTAGCGTCCGCTCGGCTTGCTTCATTACTGCTTGCGTCCGTTCTTTATCAGTGAGCATGTTGTATTGCTCATTCATTTGCTTGCGGTTGTGCTTCAAAAACTCCACCTCTTCGTTTTGCCCATTGCCAACATTATAATAGCCCACATTGGCTTGTCCTTTAAGCATTTGGTTGTAGTAGTCGGCTTCATCTTTGTAGGCAGCCTTTTGGCTTTCGCTTAAATCTTGCCACTTTGTAGTGTTGGCCCAAAATCTTTCGGGGTTGATGATGCTCGATGTTGAGTACACATCGCCTTGCGCTGGGTTCGCTTTACTCTGTTCGTTTGATTGAAGCGACTCATTGTAGGCTCGTCTGTTATCGGCCACAGTGGCATGGCCCGTGGTTTGCACCAAAGGTGTTTGAATTAAGCCAGCACGAGTAACAAGGTAAGGGTAACTTGCACCATTTATAATGCGAGGGTCGCCACTCTTAAAGTTATATTGTTCGTTGAGCCAGTCTGAAACGGAATTGCTACCACGGAACTTGCGTGCGTTACGTGTTCGTTCAACAAGATTGGTCCATTGCTTTGCTTCACTTTCAAGGTTGCTTTTATTCAGTGAACGCAACTTTAATTGGGCAGTATAATCCAACCATTCAGGCATTTCGCCTCCATTGCTATAAAGATAGGCTGCATACCATTGGTAGTACTTATTCTTTTCTCTTGGCGAAGCATCAAGTATGGCATCAGTTGGGCGATAAGTATCATAAGTGGGAGCAGTCAAAGCTTCATAATCTCTGCGAATTTCGGGGTCTTTAATGTTGTACTGCAAGTCATACGTGCCTTTTGCTTGCTGCATGGCACGTAACGTAAACACATAGTCCTGGTTGTGAGGTATTGTCTTTCGGCTAAACGAAATGGGCCACACCTCTGTACCACTCTCCGACTGAAATGGTTGATTGCCTGTTTCAACTACTGCGTGGCCTTGTTGTTGCACTTTGGCTTGTTGCTGTGCAAGTTCTTTTTGAAAGGCATTAAATGCAGCAATTTCATCGGGGTCGTTTCTTCGCTTTACATTTTCCACCTCATTATTCCATCTCGCGTTGTATTGTTGCTCTGTTTGGCCAGTACTTAAGGTAGGCTTTATGTTGCGCCACGTCCACAACTTTTGTCGGTCATTAAGGCTCATAACTTGCTGCCGTGGTTGTGGCGCATTCATTGTGGCTTGCGGTGGCATTGCTTGCGATGAGCTTTGCTGATTATGCACTTGCGCTATCTGTTTATTGCCTTGCTCCGTTTGCCCAACTTTGCTCGTTATGGGGAGTGATTGCTGGAATTGTGCCTGTTGTGGTTGTTGTGGTTGCGGTTGATTAGGTTGAGCATTTGTGGGTTGTGAATGGTTAGCTTGCTCTGGCTTCACCTTGTCGCCCATCATGTCCTTTTCAAACTGCTCAAACGTGCCAACATCATAATCCTCATGAATGGCATTCCACAAGTTTTTGCGTGCTTCGGCACTTTGCATACTCTTTTCAAACTGCTCGGCTGTGCCAAGGTCAAAGTCGCCTTTTAACGCTTCATATAAGTTTCTGCGGTTATTTTTATCTTCAATCTCGTTAATCATAATCAGTGTCCGTTAAATCCCTTTACTACTTTTTTCTTTTTATGTTCAGTAGGCTTAGGCTGCGGTTTGGGTTGTTGCCTTACTTGTCGCCCTGCTGAATAAACGCGTGTGTTTTTTACTCGCTTCACTTGGCCCGTTGTACCATCTACAACAGTACCAGACGTTTCAGTTTTTGGATAAGTTCCGCCAATGCGTTCTGTTTCTGAAACCGCTTCGTCACGTGTGTAAACGTGGTTTACCACATCACCATCTTTATTAAACACAGGGTATTTGGGGGTTGAACCTTTGCCACCACTACCTTTTCCGCTACCAGCCTTATTGGCTCTTATTACGGCTGCTGCTGCGGTGGTAGTTGCAGCATTGCCACGTTTTTGGTTCAATTCAATTTGCGACTTTTGCACGGCTGGCTTACCCTCCTCCGTCACCTTGCGAGCTTCATTCAATCCTTGCTGAGTTTCTTGCGTCTTAACATAAGCATTAGCCTTAGTTCTGTCGTTCTCGTTCTGTTCATTACGTCTGTTAATGAGAGATTGTAAGTTCTTGTCCTTTTGGGCTAAGTCCATGAGTGCCTTACGTGCTGTGTAATCTCTGTTGTTAAGATTGAGCATAGCGTTCTGATAAGCAGCCCTTGCCTTATCTCTACGTGCAATGTAGTCGTTGTATCTCTTGTTATATGCGTCACTTAACGGAGTTGCGGTCTTAGTGTCGGGTGTTGGCGCATACCTATTAGCTGATGCTATACGAGCAATGGCCGAAATGCCATCACCTATCGAAGCAATGAGGTTGTTGCGATACTGCCGTTTGCGCTCCTTTCGTTCCTCCTCTTCATTGTACGATGCGTTCAGCCTATCGCGCTCTTTTTGCAGCGTGTCAAGGTAGTCAAGCAACCCACCTGCATACTGCTGCGTGGTGGCAGGAGTGGGCGCGTTTGTGTCGGTGGGTAAACTATCAGTCGTTGGTTGAACAATGGGTTCGCTCGCTGATTGCTCCACCTTGTTTTTATCTTTTTCGTCAGTGTCGGTCATAATGTAGTTCCGTTAATTCGCTTCAAGTATTCATTTGATTGCTGATTGGCAAGTACTTCTGATAAATCTTTCGTCCTTTGCCACGTCTGCATTTCTGCTGGTGTAATTGATGGGTCATTCACCTTTGCATTCACCTTTGCTTGCTTTTGTGGCTTACTATCAATCGCATTTGCCATTGTGCCTATGGCCGAAATGGCTTGTGCGCCAGTGTTGGCAATGTTCTGTGCGCGTTCCGACTCCATGTTGCCCAATTCATTGTTAATGGCGCGGTTCTGATTACGATAACTCTCTTCCACTTGTTCCTTGCGAGCTTCGCCTTGCGCTGCAATGGCACTGGCAGTGTCGCTCATGGCCTTAGCATTAGCCTCTTTGGTGGCAGCAACACTCTCTTCAGTTCCACCCACCACAGCTTGCGTTCCTGCTGCTTCGCGGTTGCGATTGCGAATGGCTTCTTGCGTTTGCCGTAACAAACGTTGTGCATCAGCGCGTTGCGTTGCGTCCTCATTGTAACGTCTGCTGTACCATGCTTCGTTTTCAGCCTTTTCACGTGCCAACTGCTTTTTCTTTTTACGTGCAGCTTGTGCCGATTTTATGCCACTAAAAATAGAACTGCCTATTGCAGTAGCAGCACCAATAATTGCTCCAATCATAAATTCTGTATTTTAAGTTATATTTTGAGCGAATGTACAATGCGCGTTTCATAGGTGTTTTTTATTCCCAACTTTATCTACTAAAATCTATTAGTAGACAACTTAAAACGCTGCCGATAACAAAGAAAAATGCTAACGATAACAAAAAAAAATGTTGCCGTTAGCGTTTTCATTTGCTCCTATAACAAAAAATCAACAAGTGTGTATTGCTCTGCGTTAAACTCTGGGTGGTTGTGGTAAATCTTTTTCCATAACCATGGAATCGGGATATATGTATGCCAAGAGTGTCCGTCTAATGGGAGAAATCCTTGTCTACATGGAATCTCATTATACACGTGATATATAGTCCATTTGGGGTGCTTGTGGGCAATGTAAGTGGGAATTAGCAATTGCTCATATAGATTAGGATAGCGAGCTTCAAACCATGCTCTAAAAACTCTGCATAATACAGGGTCTCCTCTCTCCAATGTGAATGAAACATATATCGGTTGTCTAAGGTTACATGATGCAATATATATATCGTCTAATATATTATCAAGCGTTTTTTGGCTTGTCCATAGGCCGTGTGCAGCTCTCCATATACCATGCTTATCAATAGCGAATCTTATGTCAAAATATCTACATCCCATATTGATTTGGGATGCGATATCGCGGCCTTGGCATTTCGAAAATGGTGTTACTAACAACGATATTAATCCCTTGCCTTTTTCGCCTGTAGCACTATTGTGCGTACCAATTTTAGGTAGTATGCAATCCATGTTTTTGCTTTAATTTACTTAATTGTCTAATCGCTTCATCAAGAGCTTCGCCATATTCTTTAGCGGTCACTTGAGGCTTATCAATTGCTCCTCTTCGCCATTTTTGGTGTAGTCGCAAAATGTGTATTACTTGTTCTATCGTCATGATAAGAAACATCCACCATCGGTCACGAACCGAATGTCACCCGACATGCTGAAAACAACAACAAACAACAACTCCGTTATAATTAAGGATTAATAATATGCGTGTTGATGAGGTGGATGCTATTGCTTAATATTAATTTTTTGATGAGCTGTCCTCTAATAGCGCAATGCGAGTATCTAACACTTCGATGTATGTGTCCATGAGTAAGCGTTGGAAAAGCAAAAGGCTTAATTGTTTTGATTCAATTTGTTCTACTCCGTCATCAAGTGATTTATCAAGTTTTTGTTTTCTAACACTTAATTCGTGACGTTCGATATACAATCGGTCAACAATGGTAGTTGCACATTGTATGAACGTTCAAATACATCTTTTGGCGACCATGTATCGTATGTACTTCCGTCAGGGTTAGTGTACTGAAGGTGATACCCATTTCGCCATTCATGGTTGTCCTCATTCTTGCGAGCATAGCCTTTCTTAACAGCTATATCTTCGTTCATATATTCTGCCTTTACATGCTTTGTACCAATGTAATCGTCTAAATGAGTTTCTTTAATTTGTTTCTCTTCCATGTCTTTATTGTTTTTGAGTGTTACTTTCTTTCTTAGGTGCGAACGAATCGCATTCACGTGATGGCGAAATGCCAAAATCGAAGTGGCAATGTCTTCCATCGAATTTTCTACATTTCGCGCATTAGGTTTTAATCTTTGTCATTCTGTTCTAATTGTTTAAGGCTCTTCTTGCAAGCTTTCTCCCAACAATCCTTAAGGTATTGCTTAGCTTGTTCTTTATCCATATTACCACGAATAAAGCTCATATCTTTTGCTACTTTGACAACTAAATCAAATACATTGATATTCTTGTCTTCAATGGTACTTGTTAGAAAATGCTCGCATAGTGTATCAAGCGCATTATAGCTCTTTTCGTGGTCGCAATCAGAGTTTTGAATAGCTTCATCAAGGATAGCGTATTTCTCTCTGAGTTCTTCGATTAATAACTTCACCATAACCTTATATCGTTTTGTTTGTCATAAAATTGCTGCATTCGTTTTTCGTTGTTACAAGGATAAATCTATGCAACACCTTGTCAGTTTTCTTTGCTGCATGGCTGAGCGCATATCGTAAGCAGCTCTCACGGATAATGCAATTCTCAGCCATGCATGGTTCAATCTTACCCTTGCTCATTATCAAGTCCTTCACAAAGTTGCTCGTAGCTCTTTTTTGTACCAATCAATCTTTGGGTTGCTTTGGAGAGGGGAAGGCAGTGTCGCCAAACATTAGTGCTGCCATCGGGACAGTAGAACAGCACGCCATCACCGCAGCGTTTACCTTTGCTTACTTGTAGAAGCCATATCTCATCTTCGTTCTCTCTCACCAAACACGGTTGCCACTTTTGCGGCACAAAGTTGGAGTAGTTGCGGAAGTAGGTGGGGACTTCGATTTGGAGGTCATGGTCTGTTTCTTCTGTAAGAAGAATCATACCAGTATTTCTAAACGCGAACACGCCTTCACTCCCGTCTTTATTCTCCACAAGCGCAATTATGTTTTTAGGAGGGTCAAAAATATCATCTGTTTCCTTTCTGTCGAAACAAATAATCCTTGCTTGTCTCCCATCTCGTGTAACGATGCGGCCCTTAATTTCCTTGTTCGTTATCTTCTTCGCCAATTCAAGGTCAAAGGGAACTTTCTTAAATCTTGTTTGTGTCATTGTTGTTTATTTGTAGTTCCTAAAAGATGTTCGTTACCCTCGTAGGGAATGCACTGGTGCCACCATGAGTTAATGCAAACAAAAACGCCCTCCTTATCACCTAAGTGACAAAAAAAGTCACACCCCCATTTTCTATCATCTCTATCTCGCACAAGCACTTTGTCGAAAGGCTTTAACTCGGTTTCCTGTTTTTGGTCAGTCGCTTGGTCACTCACTTAAAACTTGCTCCAATCACGTTGGTCTTTGGATGGGAAAAGCATACATTCAGTATCGGAATAATCGCAGAAAAGCATACCATCTCTTGTAAAAAAAGCATAAAATCCATTTTTTGTTATACAAGTAATAGGATACTCTTCATTATAATCAACTTTTGTCAGTTCCACTTCGCCATAAACAGGACTATAAAGCTTTGTCCACTTTGGGCACTTTCTCAATATTTCTGCAATATTCATTGTTTCTTGTTTTTATTGTAAGACCTTGGATATTCATTCATTTACTTTAATCCAGTCCATTAGCCAACGCTTCTGCTTTTGGGTGGCATGGTGGCAATTTTGTATATAATCGTAATAGTCTACGTATGGGGTACGCTGGATTTCACCAAATCCATAGTTATCGTCTGCAAAAGCAATGTAATGCACCTTCCCTTTTTTGCCAATGTGGTGTATTTCTATTAGCGTTCCATCGAAATTACACACAATATCACCTTTACTTACCATATTGGGTTCAAGATGAACGCAGAATTGACATCGCAAAAAAGAACTTTGCTTAATAAACGCGTCAAATTCATCGATGGTGTGCTCACCCTCCCAAAATAGGGATGTGAAAGCCCCATATCTTCGTTTATCGTCTACAGACCAAGGTCTGCCATACACAGTCCACTCTCTGTCCAAAAAGCGTCCTTGTGCAATAAATCCATTGGTCATTATCCAATCGTACATGTGATTTTTTAAATTATCCCATGTGTCGCAGTAGTCAGGAAGAGGCAACGTATTCCCCCTTACAAGCAAGGGGGAATATTTACAATCGCCATGTGTTCCGAAATAGAACATTCGTTGTTTCTTTTCCATATTGTTTTGAGGTTATTCTTTTACTTTAATTCCGTAGTACTGGAAGAATAAATCTTCAAATTGTTTTGCTGCATATAGCGCTGCTTCTTCGTTGTTAAAGCATAAGGGGGAACCAGAATCCGTATATGCAGTCGCACCACGAAAATCCGCAAGAGCACAGCGGACACCCGCATACTCCGAAATATTCGCAGCAGCACAGGAGAGGAGCTGTCTAATACCCTTTCTCTGCTTCTCCTCATCATTCATGAGCTCCATTTTTTTCTTTGAGTAGAACTTCCAGTAAGGGTAATAGCTCCAGCCATCCTTATCATGCCAAACACCATTGTTAATAGCTTCTTGAATAATAAATAGTTTGTAAAGTGCATTTGCTCGCAAGAATGCTTCGGTATCGCCAGTATATAAGATAAGAAAAGGTTCTGAACTAATTCCCAACCGTCGGCAAGCATCTTCAAAGGTTTTAATTTCGTGAAAGTCAAATACTTTGTTATCCATTGTTGTTCGTTTTTTTAGTTATTGTAAAACCTCTTTCTTCTAATTCTCCTATGAGGTAAGAATCATCAAGATTGCTGATAAATCTCTGTTGTTGCTCTTCAGTGCATTCTTCAAATATATTTTCAAGCACTTTTGATTGTTGGTATTCTGAAACAGACTGAATAATGTCGGTATCTTCAATATATGATGTGATTTCTACTTCCATTTTGTTAGTTTATTTGTTTGACTCGTCAGCAAGGATGCTCTCCACATATCTCACTACTCGTTCGTATTCTCTTCCGCTTTCTTCGCTATCAGCATAAGCTTTCTTTATTAGCTCTTCACCATTGCCATAAAAGCAGCCTACCTTCCACATATTATTACTACGTGTCCACGTGAAATATCGTCCACTGCTCCACCAATTTTTGAATACAATGTAATCGCTATTTTTATAGACCTTAGCATCTCCACGGACCTCAGCTTTGCCATAGACATCAGCATCTCCACGGACCTTAACATAGTCACAGACAAAAGCATTTCCATAGACACCAGCATCTCCACAGACCTCAGCATTGCCACAGACCTCAGAATTGTCATAAACATCAGCATAGCCACAGACAAAAGCATTGCCAAAGACCTTAGCATCGCCATATACCTTAGCGTTGCCATAGACCTTAGCATTGTCATAGACCTCAGCATTGTCAAAGACCTCAGCTCTGCCATATACCTCAGCATCGCTACAGACCTTAGCATCGAAATAGACCATAGCATTGCCATAGACCTTAGCATCGCAAAAGACAGAAGCATTGCCACAGACTTTAGCATTGTTATAAACCTTAGCATAGTCAAATACCTCAGCATTGCCATAGACAGAAGCATTGCCAAAGACAGAAGCATTGCCAAAGACCTTAGCATCGACAAAGACCTTAGCGTTGCC